CATTTCGCTTCAAAAAATGGACTTCCAGATAATACCGTGTTTTTTGAAATGACAAGTTTTTATTTTGCCCTGGAGCTTAAATTAAAAACAGGTTCGTTGACAACATATCAAAAAGAAACTTTACCCGAAATGACCCACAACAAAGTATTATTCTTTATATGTCAATCCGTTTATGATGTTTATAAGGCAATTGAGCATGTTGAATCTAATATTATAATCGAAACAGATGGAATAAAGATTCTAAACTCAATTTATGAATTACCGACAAAACAAATTGAATATCGAACTAAATTAAAAATACCTACATATGGCTAAATCATACCCAGAACACTCTAAAAGAACTATTAAAGTTCCAATAACAGACACTATTAAACAGTTAAGATTAGCTAAGATTGACAACCCTGATAAAGTAGAGGAATTGCAAGCGATAGTTGATTATTTTAATTATGGAATACGAAACAATAACCTGGTCACGCGCAAGTGCTTATAAGCCGTTTAGTAACCCACCATAACCTGCAATTGTGAAAATAAATTGAAAATAAATTAAAAAGAAACAAGTTGTAATTAAAATATTATTATATTTGTATAACATTTAAAAGAATCGAAATGCCAAGAAAGTTAAAAACAGTATCGTTCGAAGAAAACGTAATCGAAATGATAGAAACCCAGGCGAAGAAAGAGAGCCGGACATTCAGCAACTTAGTATCTTCGGTTATGAAGAACTACTGCTTATATGAAACAACGCGTGCTTGCGCCAACCTAACCGACTCTGCAATGGATGCATCGAGTGAGGTGAAAAAACAGTAGGGAGATGGAGAATATTAAAATTTTAGTAGGCTGCGAAGAAAGTCAAGCTGTTACAATTGCTTTTCGTGATTTAGGTTTCGAGGCGTATTCTTGCGACTTGTTGCCGTGCAGTGGTGGTCATCCGGAATGGCATTTGCAGGTCGACGTATTTGAGGCTATAAAGTTAAAGGATTGGTCTCTTGGAATATTTCACCCAGAATGCACAAGATTAACTGTAACGGCAAACAAATGGTACAAACCCGAATTTGCAGACAGATTCCCTACAATTCATCAGGATAGAGAAAAAGCTGTTGATTTTTTTATGCGTTTGGCTAATTGTGATATTCCAAAGATTGCAATTGAAAATCCGATTGGTATAATGAGCACAAGATGGCGTAAACCTGACCAAATAGTACAACCGTATCATTTTGGAGATACAGAAAGAAAATCAACTTGCCTTTGGCTAAATGGTTTGCCGAAATTGAAACATACAAACGTAGTTCAACCTGAAATAATTTACCATAAAAGCGGTAGAACAGATGGAAAGCTACATTTTGAAACTATGAGGTTGCCAAAAGAGGAAAGAAGAAAGGCAAGATCTGTTACGTTCCCTGGAATTGCAAAAGCAATGGCTACTCAGTGGGGCGAATTCCTAACAACCACCCCTATACTAACCCACGCTTAACGGCGGTAAAAGATAAATGAGATGGAAATAAAAGAATTATTACAGGAATTTGCAGAATACTTAAGAGATTGTGGTCAAGATGCGTTTTATCTTTTTGACGAAACCGATAAGGCTATTGAAGAATTTTTAAATCAAAGATGATGGAAGCACGTAATAAAAGTTATTCGGAAATAAAAGACAATTACGATGAAAGACTCTCATCAATTCAGGAAGAAATAAAAACGTTTATGAATATCGATTCAGAAATAATAGCCAATTGTCTTATAGTTCAAACGGTAGCTGGAGTTATGAAATATCAGCCAAGCGAAAAGACATTAATGGGCGACGTGTATAGGCTTATAAACCATTATGGAAGTAAAATAAGCAAATGGGGATTGGATAATAAAATAAATGAAAACCACAACCATACAAATAAAAAAGCCAAAATGAAAAATAAAATAATTGGCATATCGGAGGTTCACTTAGCAGAACTAGAACATCAGGATTCAATCAGAAATAAGAATCTTTGGGGCAATATACTTTATTCTTTTTTCAGAAAACATATAGACCGATATGGATGGCTTACTTATGATTGGGCAACAATCATAGAGGATAATGTAAAGGATTGGGATAAAGATTTCAACGAGGACGTTAAAAAGAAAGCCTTATTCTCAAACATGTACAGTATTGAGTTTGAAGAAAGCCCTGACAGGATGTTTGTCCGCCCAAAGACAAGTCGCCACACAATATCATCAAATCCGATTATTATATGAAAACACTACAAATTTAAACATCAAAGGCAACTATCATTTGTTTATTATAAATATAAATCGTATATTCGCAATAGAAGTTTCGGTCTGACAATTAAGAAACTTAAACGATTAGCCTTTGCGAATGAAAGCGGACGTCAGACCCCGTTGGATTTTGTGAAGGCATTTTTATTTTATATGATTTATGAAAACAAATAGTAATCAAATTAAAATCGGAGACAAGTATGGAAATCTAACCTGTATTTCAGATTGTTTTTTAGTAGAAGGAAGGTTAAAGGCAAAATTCAAATGTGATTGTGGTACGGACAAGGAAATTGAAGTCAGGCATGTACTGTATATGCGTACTAAAACATGCGGGGCTAAATGTCCTAAATCTTGGAGAGCAACACACGGCTTATCTTCTACAAGGCTTTATAGGATATACGGAGCAATGATTAAGAGGTGCCTTAATCCACTTCATAAGCATTACCCTGATTATGGCGGCAGAGGCATAACAGTTTGCGAAGAATGGAAAAATGACTTTAGGTCTTTTTACGATTGGGCAATAAATAGCGGGTATTCGGATGATTTACAGATAGACAGAGAGGACAACGATGGGAATTATGAACCTAATAATTGTCGGTTCGTAACGTGTACCGTGAATCAAAGAAATAAAAGAAACAACGTGTTTCTTGAAGGAAAGACTAGAACTGAGTGGTTAGAGTTTTACGGATTGCCTAAAACAATGACAGAGAAAAAAAGGTTCATATCAAGGCTACGAAAGGGATGGCCGTTAAAGTTTTGTGTTGACAATTATTATAATATTTTTTGTAGAAATAAAAGACCAAATATATGAAAACTTTAGAAATGAAGACAAGAAAATGCAATATCCTCTTAGTGGATTTGCCTACGGACGCGACAGAAATCGACTTGTCAAGAGACTATGATAATAAAACAGATTACATAGGCTTCGATTCATTAGGAATATCTTCTATTATTGAGCCTATTCCCAACGGCACCTGGCAAATCCTCGGCCTCCTAGATTCTTTGAGTGAAGAACAGAAAGGGAGGGTGTGCGAGTTGCATTCGATTACTAGAATCGGTGTTCACGGATGGAAGGATTACGTAAAGAGTGAAGAAAACAATGATTTCTATACATGCTGGAACGCCTCCGACTCCTTCCAATCCCTTATTGACAGCTACGGGGTTACAAGTGTAAACAAAACAGTTAAACCAAAAATGTCCAATTACGGGAAAGGAAAGTTTATGTTATATATGGATTCCCTTACCAAATGGCAAGCCGCCGAAGAAAAAACATTTATCAATCCGCTCGTTTTGATTGAGTATAAATAAACCTTAAAAATGTCAAAAATTAAGAAACACGAAATAGTTGCAGAAGTATGTGCTGAAATATATTCATTGAAAAAGCTACGTAAAAATGTAGATATATCCCTGCTCTGTTCTGTGATGTGGAACTTAGCAAAGGGGACACGATCAAAAGACGATGTTAAAGATACGATTGTCGCTATATGCCCTCAATTCTTTGAGCATTAACCCCCCTCCATTGCCGGAGTATAAAAAATAAAAATTATGGAAATAAGAATAAACGATGAAAAGCCTCAAGAAGTAAGAAAGGTGTATATCGATATTGGCGAGAAAACATTTAGAATAACTGTCAACAAATTTGGAGAGTTGGAAATAAACAAGCGTTTTAACGACGATGCGATGTCTATTTTACCAAGTTACGCTAACGAAATAAAAATAATTTAAAATTATGGAAAAAGAAAAACCAACCAATCCGCTAATGCAGCAATTCGACGGTCAATACGCATCAGATTCTTATGCCGTTGCATTTAAATATCCAAAGAAGAGTTATACTTTACGTGACCATTTCGCGGGATTGGCTATGCAGGGATTAATTAGCGCCACCGATAAAGACGGTAATTGGACAGGGAACTTGCCGAAAAACTTATCTGAGAATGCTTACTCGGTTGCAGATGCAATGCTAAAGCAAAGGGAGTTATGACAACGATAGAAACCATAATCAAGGATTGCAAATCGCAAATTCGGATAGACAATAAAGCAGTCAAAATATGCAAGTCACATACACACCCATCAGAAAACGCACGAGCCAAGTTTTACGAAGACAGGATTTTAAAATGCAAATTCACTATTGAACTTTTAGAAAAATATTTATAATAAATCATAGAATATGGAAAATACAAATGAATACCTATGCATTGAAGACTACGTAATGAGCGATACAAAACATGTTGCGTTCATTAAAGGCAAGACTTATTCATTCGATAAAGACTATGTTGCAATATCTGAAATTGGACAGCATTTTATGGCAAACGAACCTGAATTCGATTTGTACTTCACTCCCCAACCCAACATTGCAGAAGCGGCGGGTGAATCCTTTGATAACGAAAACAATGTAGGGGAAAGAATACTTCAAGAAGCCATGGACACAATAGAAAACCTAATTTCTAGGTTCGAACATTCTGCTATGGGAAAAGATAGCGTTAAAACATCTGATGCCATAATAAAACCAGCGAAAAAACTACTTTCAAAATATAAGTCGCTTAAAAAACAAATCCCACACGAAGCGGGCGAAACTAAATTTGAAATTAACGACTTGTCAAATTTTTATGTAAATATCAATCATATAAAATCGCACGATTCACCCGTTTACACAAAGTCGTTCAAGTTGAACCAAAACGATGAATTGCATTGGTCAAAAGATTTTCAGGAATGGGCAATTATACTCGATAATTTTCCGGGACAAAGAAAATGTTACAAATGGAGTTTGCCTATAAAAACATTCGAAGAGTTTGAGAATATGTTTAACCTGGCGGGCGTTGAGTTGATTCGAGCAAATCCAATCCCACACCCCAACGCATCAAACGAAGGATTCATCACTTGTAAAGATTGTAATGGAACAGGGTACAAAGATGGAGTTATTCGAATAGGCACTGACTGTCCAACTTGTGAGGCTTGGGGCAGAGTAAAATCCCAACCCAACGAAAAGGATGCGCTTTTAAAGGAAATGGCTGGATTCATAAAAGACGCTAAAGATAAAGGTATGTTTGTGTACAACGAAGATGAGAAAAAATAATCGGATTTACTCTCAAAATACAATAACCTGAAATGAACTACAATCAAATACACCCCAACAATAAAAAAACAAAGCGTTTAAGGCTTCGAAATACATTTGCATACATATACCCTAAAATGTCATTAATTACTGCTTTAGGGGCGTCACAAATAGTAAACACAAGCTCTCAAGCCTCGGACAGGCTAGCCAAGCAAAAAGTAATGTTCAATACTGTTCTTAGAACAGCTTCGGCAATAATTGACATTATGGATGAGCCAAGACAGCACAAGTTCAAAAAAACTGGCTGGTACGGTCTTAAAAAAGGCGAATTGGCACAGCGAAAAGAAAGAAAACGACTAGAGCAGGAAGCTTATAAAATAAGTGATGATTATTACGGCTCAATGATGTTTTCGGGAAGTAGATAAAAATAATCCACAACCGTATTATATTTTTTGTATATTTGTGGTTATGGCTACAGATAAGAATGAAAAGATATCAGAATCTATGGAGGGAAATAGCAATGCTGAGAAGTGGACATTAGAATTAGCCGATAAACTATTCGAGGATGCTATTGAACTATCCAAATTAGAGGAGTATGATTTCTTAGGTGAAATAGCAAAGAAACTAGATTCTTATATTGATGTTTTCGATTATCTTGCTGACAAATTCCCTACGCTAAAAGAAAAGAAAAAACAAATAAAACGAAATTGCGAGGCTAACTGTTTTTCGAACAGTAAAAAAGGAAAAATCAACACGGCTATTGGAATAGTTAACCTTAAATCCAATCATGGATGGACAGACAGGCAAGATTTAACGAGCGGGGATAAGCCGTTGCCAACCACTACCACCCGAATAACGTTCGTCGACGAGACAGATGGCGATTAAGTATTCAAAAAAATACAAACCACTTTTCGAGCTTCTTACAGGACTTCATCCAGAGGTCGATACCGTAATACTAACAGGGGGCAGGGGTTCAGCAAAATCACACGCAATATCCACATTCTCATTAACTGGTTTGGTTGACTACGAATGGAACGTACTTTATACCAGATTCACCAACGTTTCGATTATCGACTCAATTAAGCCAGAGGTTGATGGTAAGATTGAACTGCTGGGGTTCGATGGTATAGTCAACTCGACAAATACCCATATCGAGTACGGCGACAATCGAATTGCGTTCAAAGGGATAAAGACCGGCAGCAAGATGCAGACTGCTAACCTCAAATCGCTTTCAGGATTCAACTGCTTTATAGTCGACGAAGCCGAAGAGTTGCCAGACTATGAAACGTACGAAAAAGTGTTCCTGTCAATAAGAAGCAACGAAAAGAGAAACATTACAATATTAATACTGAACCCATCATCAGTACACCATTGGATTTATCGAGAGTTCTTTTCGGGGCGTAACGTTGCAGGAGGCAGCAATACGATTGCAGAGAACGTGATGTATATCCACACATCGTATCTTGACGTGCCTAGAGAATATTTAGCGGACAACATTGTTTCTTATTACATCCAACTAAAGCAAAAAGACGAGAAGAAATATGAAGCGGTAGTTATGGGCGGTTGGACAGAAGCTGTAGAGGGCAGGGTTTTCAATGATTGGAAAAGAAACACCTATTCAGATTTCCTATCAAAGCCTTTTAAATCATTCTTTGGAGTTGACTGGGGTAAGAACCACAAATTTGGTATAGTTGAACTTAAATACGACCCCTACTCAAATACTTTGTATTGCCATCAACGAAACTATCTTTCAGAAAATGAATTATTGGCTAAACTGACGCCAGATGAGATTTCGAGCATAAACGATTACGGAGGTATAATAATATATGCATTCAAAGCATTGGGAATTCCAAAAAACGCCTATTTAATTTGTGATTCTTCCGTTCCGGATAATATAATAAAAGCCAGAGATTATGGTTGGGAATACGCAATCGGGATAGATAAGCCCAAAGGCTCGGTAATGGCCGGAATAACACTTCTGCATTCAACAAACGTAATATACACGGAAGAATCTACATCAATAGATTTAGAATTTAAGAACTACGCATACGCATTGGATAGATTGGGGGTAGTTGACGACGAAGTGATAAAAGCCTACGACGATTTGATTGACCCGATAAGATATGGCAGAAGATGGGCAGAGCGCGAATACAACTCGAAATAAAATAATTTCACACATTTAGCGTTTAATCCAAAACAATTAATATATTTGCATCAACAGCCAACTTTGTGAAGCAGCAAAGAACAACAACGACATGACGAAAAGACCATATACTAACAAAGCCTTATCTTGTTTGACACAGGGTAAGGCTTTTTTACGTCTGTATTAGATGAATTGGTTTCAAAACACCATAGCTGGACTGTTCGGAATACCGACGCTTGATGAAGTAGTGGCGTTTGTAAACAATCAGCTTAACGGAAGCACGGACTTTCAGAGCTGCACAAACGATAAGCAGAAGCTAGAGAAGATATTCAGCAACCCTGCGCTACTAAAAGTAATTTCGTTGCAATGTGACCTTTTCAGTTTAGGCAAGGTCTACGTTTACAAAGACGGCAAGACAGTTGAAAGTGACCCGTTCCTTGACATGATTAAGAAGCCGAACCCATTCCAGGACGAAACCCAATTAAAGTGGGATTTTATGTTTTGGAATATGATAGGGAACAGTTACCTATACGCTGATTCATACATCCCTACTGTCGGAAACAAATTATACGTCTTGGAGAATTACAAGATGAAGTTTCCAACGGAAATGATGAAGTGGCAGGATAAGATTGTATTATCTAATGATTCAATAGATACTATTGACGCATTCAACATCGAATATCAGTACACAGACGGCAGCTCCACAAACCTACAATGGAAGTATATCATACACACACCGGATCTAACAAACGGAACAGGAAATTGGTTTGGAGGTCAGAGCAGGATTGATGCATTATATAAAGTCATAAGCAATTCAGAGGCGGCATTGAATGCCAAGAACATAAATCTTAACTATTCGGCTAAATTCTTGGTTGCGGGACAGGCTGACCCAAAAGACGTTACGAAAACACCCCTACCAGAGGAAGAAAAACGCGATATTGAAAGTAAGATGAACGGGCGCAAGAAAGTATTTGCAATCAAATCGATGATTGACATCAAGCGTTTTGTTTCGGATATAGGGGCTTTAAAGTTGGATGAATGCTATATGCACGACTATTTCACGATTGGCAGCATGTTTGGACATCCAAAAGACGTATTGGAAGCGTTCAACAGCGGAACGTACGAGAACCAGGAAAAAGCACGTGGCGCATTCGTTTCTTACTGCTTACAGCCCAAGGGTAATGTTTGGTTTTCCGCATTAGGCAACTTTTTCGGGTATACCGACAAGGAAATATTAATTGACTGGGAGCATTTGCCTTTTATGCAAG